GCCCGCGGTGTCGTCGCGCACCCTCTTTGCCATAGCCTTCAGACCGGACGGCTTCCCAAGCGTGCTGTCGAGCGTCGTTGTCAATTCCTTTGAAACACTGGTGACACGTTCTTCAACTGCGTCTTGTGCTATGCGGCCCGCCTTGCCTCCTGTCGCGGCAGCCGCATCAAGCAACTGCGCGGCTGGCAACCCCGCATCGGCCAGCATTGCATCTGGCCCCGCTCGTTTGAGTGCCGCCGTCGCTTCTTGCATATCGCCCGCATCGAGCGCGTTTTTGACGACGCGCGCCGCCGGGGGCGATATACCAAGCGTCTTAGAGATCATCGCTACATCAGAACCTTTGAGGTGCGTCAGCGCGCGCTTCACACCCTCCCCAAAGAACGGGGCAGCCGCCCCCAACCCAGCGCCTGCCATGCTGCCAAATATGCCGCCCTGCACCGCATTACCGGCCCTGTCATCCTCGCGTCCAGCGCCGTGGATCACACCCTCCACGCCACCGACCACCGCACCAGTCGCCGCACCCAATACAGACCGTGATCCAAGCGTTCGTGCGGCGTTAACAAGAAAGGATGGCGCCCCAGCGACGGCCATCGGCACTGCACCAGCAATAGCCCCCCCGACGCCAAGCGCGCCGCTCTCAACCGGGTTTTCGCGCCCCATAGCCCCAGACACTGCCCGGATGCCCTGCTTGGCCCCATCCCCGAACATCGCGCCCGCCGCCTCGTCAACATAGGAGCCAGCAAACGGCACGCCCTCAATGGCCTTCACAGCACGAGAAGCAACCGGGGCTTGCGATATGGTATCTTGGTCAAACCCGGATCGCGAAACCTCAGCGGGCTTTGCCCCCTGCATAATCTTCTCGATTTGCGCCGGGTCGGTTGTTGCGTAAGCCGGGCTCGTGAACCCCATAACCCCGTCAGCGTCACGATAAACCATTCCGCCATCGTCCGTTGTCGCCACAACGTCACGTTGCGGCTCTGGCTGGGTCTCTTGCTGACCTTGCTTGACGATTGGTGCGCTCTGCCATCCCGCGCCTGCTGGCGCTGCTCCACCGACAATTGGTGCATCCTGCCAGCCAGCCATTATGGCTTCCTCCGCTGCGATCCATCAGGGGCGATGAATGTAGTTCCTGACGGCAGAGAATTATATCCAGCGTCATCGGTGATCGTGGGGGTTTCTGGCGGGGTGGCGTTCTGCTGCTCTGCCCATCCCACGGGGCGCTTTGCCGCCACGGAAAGGATGTCTTTCAACTCGATGAGTGCCTGACGATAGTCCGCCCCAGATTGCCCGGTATCCAAGCGGCCCATCGCCTCCGTTGCCTTCTGCCCTTCAACCTCCGTAATCTGCCCGGCACCCTTGAGACTTTCAAACGCCTGCAAAAACGCTTGGCCACCAAGCTGCTTAGTGCGAGCGCCGAACCGGCGCTGATCTGTGCCAGGTATGCTCTGGGTCCATGCAAGAAGGCCGGTCGCGCTATCTAGTGCGGGGTCATTCAAGATGCCATCAATTGTATTGATCATTGAGGCAGCACTGGACGGGCTAGCCGGGTCGGTCTGATCCTTTCCGCCCTCCGGCCCTTGTCGGAACACAAGACCGCCCTTGCCGTCGCTTTCAAGCGTCATGGCCTTATCCGTTGGCGTCCGCTTGAACTCGCCGGTTCTGCGGTTGATCTGGCCACCTGTTGCGCCGTAGTCCATCGCCTCTTTGGGCGTTGCTACCTCCCACTCTGCGCCAGAAAACATACCCGGCACTAGTTGCGCACCGCCTGCGGGGTTGTTCTTGTCGTAATACCGCCCGTCGTCAGTGACGGCATAGTCCGGCTTTGGTGGGTTGCCATACTCCCCTGCCGCCTTGAGCGCGTCCAGTACCCCGGCATATTCCGCAGCCTTGTAGGGGAACTCAGCCATCGGGAAAGGCTCAACGCCTGCCTGCTGGAGAATGTTGGTGAATGCCGCCTCGTCGCCCGCGTCGAACGCCTTGCCAGCGGCCACAAGCCCGGCCCTGATCTGCTCTGCCTGCTGCTTCCGGCTGTAATCGTCCATCTTGGCCACATGCTCTTGCGCCTGCCGTGACGACTGTTCGCGGCGCATCCCAAGCTCTTCTTGGTTGATCGCCATGCTTTGCCGTGTCTGATCCATGCCAAGGCGAGCGGTCTGGATGCCAAGCGATGCACTCGGGTCGAACCCGGCCAGCGCATTGAGGGCCCCCTGATCGCCCTGCGCAATCTGCGCGCCCTGATCCCGGTACAGCGCATTCAACTGGTTCTGTCGGGCAAACCCGGTCTGCTGCGCCGCCGCTTGGTTGGCTGTCGCCATCGTGTCCAGAAAGTTCGGCTGTTGACCCATCATCGGGATACGGCTGTCCATCTGTGCCATTATGCGCGCCTCAAATAGCTATTGAAGGGATTATCGGAGAAACTGGCCTGAGCCAGTGCGTTGGGCTGCTGCCGCGTCATGAAGGCGCGCGGATCTTGCAGCGTGCTTTGCATCTTGAATTGCTCGCGCTCGAGATCCTGTGGGGCTGCTGCAAGTTGGTTCTGCGGTTGTGTTGCCTGTGGGGGCTGGATGTACGGACTGCCGCCCTGCGGGGCGCCCTGTGGGGCTGTCTGGCCCTGTGGCGCTCCGCCGTATGCTGCCTGCAACCAATCAGGGGCGTTGGCGCTTTTGCCCCCGGCTCCCCATGCGGACTCTCCGCCGAAACCAACGTGCATCCGGCCAGCGCCCATGTAGTCATCACCAGCGCCGATGCCGGTAACGCCGTTGGCTCGGGCTTGCGACACAATCTCTGCAAAAATGGGCCGATCCTGTGGGTTGTTCCAATCCAGCTTGCGGCCATCCTTGTAGAAGTCGGCGTCTGCTGCCCCTCCATGATCGTGCCTCGTTGAGCCGGTGCGCCTGTCGCCCTCGCCCTGCGCGTCCTGCCCACCGGAGATGACTTTCATGGTCACGCCCATTTGCGGCAGGAACGACATCGCCTGCACGAGCCGATCCGATATTGGCTTGTTGCGGGTCGCGCCCTGATTGGCGTATTGCAGCCAGTCCATCAGTACAACCCGCTCCAGCGAGCCGCGCCACCGCCTGCGCCCTGTCCTGCCCCTGCACCGGCGTTAAGCTGGTTCTGGTACTGGTACAGGCCAATCCCGTTGTTGATCCCGCCTTGCAACGCGTTGCCGACCCCGATAGCACCTGCCGCTTGCGCATTGCCAAGGTTGGCGAGCGCGTTGCCTGTGCCTGTGGCATAGTTCTGCCCCGCAAGTGCCGTCTGGCCCGCTGCCGCCTGCCCTTGGTTCGCGCCGCCAGCAATCCGGTTGTAGTAATTGTTGAACTCTTGGTTCGCCATGCCCTGCCCGTAGGTCTGCAAGTCCTGCATGGTTTTGCCGCTATACAGCCCGCCCTTGGCAGCCGCGCCCGCGTCAATCGCGCCAACGCCCTGATCCACCGCCCACTGATAGCCGGGGGTTGCCTGAAACCCCTGATACTCCTGCCCGCCGGTCTTGTTCGCCGACGCCCATGCCTTAGCATCTTCCATCGATTGGAATGTCTGCCCGCCAACCTGATATTCGGTGCGCCCCGCACTTTGAGGCTGTAGCAATGGGTTCAGGTCGCTGGCTGAAGATCTCGTACCTTGCTCCCCCGGAGTCGACCCGGGGATATTGACGGTGCTGATCTGTGGGGCATCCCCGCCAATGGTCGGCTTTGACCCGATCCCGTCGAGGTATTGCTGGACTGCAAGGTAGTTGCCGCCCGCCTCGCGATATGGCTGGAATAGTGCCTTCTGGTCGTTGTAGGTTTCCTGCTGGATATCCATTTGCCGGTTGGCGGCGGCTTCCTGCGACTTTGCGGCTTTGTTTGCGGATGATGCACCGAGAAGGGCCGACCCGCCGGAGATTGCTGTAATCGGATCAGGCATTGTTGAACTCCTTGAAAAGGTCGTCAGGCGTTTCCGCATACGTCCGGTAAATCGTCGGGCCTATTTCCTCGGCCCAATCCTGCCCGCCAGTGATCCACGCCATCATGTGCCAGACCGAATAGATGCCAGCGCGCAGCATATAACTTTTAGCCACGTCCTGCCGATCACCACGGTCCAGGACATTCGCTGCCGTCCATTGCAGGTGCATAGAAAGCAGCGCGGGGCGCATCAGATGCGCGTTTTGGTGGAAAAATGGGTGATATTCTTTGCCAAACGCAAGCCATGCAAAGAGCCTCTTATCTCCCTGCCCTGCGTCCTCAAAGTCGTCCCACTCCTGCGCCGCGTGCCACAGGGCGTTTGCAAAATCTACGGCTGCCGGTTCACCCTTGAACCACTCGTTGAATTTGTCAGTTAAAGTCATGGCTCCAGCACCTTCAATCGCGTCTCCATGTCCTGCACCGCCAGAACCAGTTTGCGAAACAACTTCTGGCCCTCAATCGTCAACCGTCCGTTCGCATCAACGTACCGCTCAAGGCCGTTTGGCAGATCGACTGGCACGGTCATGATGCAGTCACCACAGCCGTAGCGTTCAGGGGGATATCAACCGGGTCGGCCATGTTGAACTCGATGGTTGCCTGCCGGAACTGCCCGAGACTGCGATACGTGATCCGCTGTTGATAGTCGCCCAGACCGCCAAGTGACCGCCGCTTCGGGTTGCCCCACGTCAGGCCGTTGTCGCGTGAAACCCTGATCCAGCACTCAGCGTCCCTGCCCAGGTCAGACCGCCCGACGCGCCCGGTAAACTCAAGAGCGTCGAGAATGAACGTGCGTTGCTCCATCGATAGCGTGCGTGACACCGCCGTGCGCCGCATCGCATAGGCGATATCGGTGTTGTTGCGGGTCATCTCATAGATGCCGCCAAGATCAGTGCCGCATAGCCACTTGCCATAGGAGTTTACAGCAGCAACAGCAGCCCATGGGCCATGGTCGGCACCCTCTGCCCGCTCGTGCCATTCTCCGGTGGATACGTCGAAACACCATGCGGGGCGGTTGCGGAACCGGATCACGCAGATCTTGTGGCCCTCGTCCTCGTAATAGAAGCAGCTCTTGGGGGTTTCCTCGTCAATCGCAGTTTCAACCGCCGTGGTGGAGACGGGCCGCAGCCCCTCGCCATCCGTGAGATACACAATGCCATCGTCACCGACAAGGAAGGCCCCGGCCCGGAACTTAACAACCAGACCAAACGACATCAGGCCGGTATCAATCACCATGCCAGTCGGAGCGAAAGCGCCCGCCGCCGCTTGCCCGGTGATATACCAAACCTCGATGGACTTTTCCTTGAACAGCCATAGGTTTCTCGCAATCGCCATGGCCCGCAAGTTATTGTCGTCGCGCGCCTCAGTTGTGGCAAAGCTGGTGCCGGGAAGGTCGGTTGGATCTGCCAGGGCGGACCACTGCACGCGCCTCCCGCCTCGCTCCGTCAGGATGGTATAGTTCCCGATGTACTCGACCGCGCCGAAGTCTGAGAAGGCGCCAATGCTTGGTTGCGTCAGTGTCACGCCATCCCAGACGTAATACTTGCCGCCCGCGCAAACGGTAACGCTGCCGGTGTTGCCGGAGACCGTGGTGTCCTCGCTGTCAGCGATATCTCCAAGACGTGTCGCCACAGCCTGACCGGACACTGCATACAGACCGCCACCAGCAGCCACATAGACCTTGCCGCTCACGTCAGCCATCGCCCGGACGAACACAGTGTTCAGATCTGCGAACACAGCCTGCCCGAGAACAGACTTGAGCGTGTATGTCGTTTTGTCGCCCATCTTGATAGGCTCGCGGTACAGGTTGATCAGCCGTGACGTTGCAGCCTGCCCGTTATCGCTGTCTTTGGCCGATTGCCCGACAAATTCAACCTCTGACATCAGTAATACTCAGCTTTAACAGGGCCAGTCCGATCATCGGGGTTCGTCACCGCCCGCAACCGGATCAGCGCCGTTGCGCGGCTCATAGGTGCCGGGACACCAAAGTCCGCAGCGGCTTCTGAGGCAAGCAGGTTGGCCAGCGGCAGGAACACATCGTCCTCAATCTCGCCGGTCGCCGCCATTGGCAGGACAAGACCGAAATTACGCTGCAATTCCTCGTCCAAGGCTTGCAGGGTTTCGAGCATGACCGCCCCTTGATCAGCCGTCGGGGCTTCATCCATAGCGACAACACGCAACCGCCGTAGCGCCCGCGTGATCAGTGCGTCTCGTGTTCTCATGTGGGTATCTCCTGCCTAAGCATGGGAAAGGGGCCAGCGTGAGCCAGCCCCTCAAAATGCTTACGCGTCTGCGACCGCTGCAAACCAGCCTGTGACAAGGCCGTGATCTTTCGGCGTGGTCAGGTCGCTGGCACCGGAGCCAAACCGCATCTTTTCAATGCCGCCCATCTCCATGATTGCCACGCCCTTCTTGCGCCCATAGTCGAACGTCTCTTCAGCAGAGCGCCAACGTGCGGCGATGCCGTAACCAAGGGCCTGTGCGCCACAGAAGAACACCGGCGCAACGTCAGTGGTGCCAGCGGCACCGGCACCAGTCAGAACAGGAATGTCATGAATCTCCTTGAAGATCATGCCGTCCCATTCGATATCGCCGCCCTTGAACAGCTTCTCGTTCTGCATCCGCAGGGACACGTCGCGCTGTGCCTGGGTGATGGTCGTGTCTGCTTTCAGGTCACGGAACACCAGCGACGGAACGTAGACGGTGAAGTATTCACGCCCCGACTTTTCCGACATGACGGGCCGGATCTTTGGGCTGGCGGACTGCGCAATGCGCTTCATCAGCGATGCCGCCGATGCCGTCAGCTTGTCGTTGGTGCCGTCGATCTCCGTCAGCGAAAGCGCGTGAGTGCCCTTCTTGTTGGACTTCGACGCGCCAAACAGCACACGGTCGGCGTTGTTCGTCAACCATGTGTTGCGCTGCGTGGCGTTTGCTGTCGCGAATGCGATGCCATCAATGGACATGAGCGCCGCAATCGTCCGGTCGCGCGTGTCCTCCATCGCCCACGTTTTCAGCGACATCTTTCCCGCCTTGCGCAGATCAATGGCGCTGATCTGGTTTTGCCAGTCGGTGACGCGAACGCCATGGGCTCGCTCTTTGATGGTCAACTTGAAGGAACGGCTGTCGAGATCCTCTTCGTTGCCTTCCAGCGTTGCGCCATTCTCGACACCAGCGCCGGTAAGACGGTTGGCAAGCGCAAATGTCACGCTGTCGCCCTGCTTCTGCGTCAGATCCTGCTTGACCTGAATGATCGCGTTTTCGCTTGTGCCCATTTCGCCTGCGAAACGGTTCTGCTGGACGTGCTCAACGAAGAACTTGTCGTCCCACTGCTGGACCGTAAGGCCAGTGGCTGCGGTAGTATCGGCCATAGTATTTTACCTTGTGATGAAGGCGGTTATTCCCCAATCACCGAATTTAACGGTGTGGGGCCGGTCCAGTTTGCTTTTGGACCACCGCCGGTGCCTGTTACGTTGGCCATTGACGGGGCGTATCTGCCGCCCATGTCTCTGGCCTGCTTCGCAACCATTTCCGCCTCAATTTGCTTGCGCAATTCCGCCTCGACCTTTGCCTTGTAGGCGTCTGGGTCGCTGCCGATCTCCTGTGCCACCCGCTGCTTGTTGTAGTGCTCAACGGCAGCGTGGAACGGTGACGGATGCTGTAGAAGCGCCGCCGACTGCTCCGGGTGTTGGTTGAAGTGCTCGAACGCCGCGTCCACAACTTCCTTGCCAAACTCTCGCTCGGCAATGAACCGGGATGTCTCCAGCTTGGTGCCGTTGACTGCCGCGCGGATGCTGTTCTGCATGTGCTCGCGATACCCGTCTGGGTTTTCGAATACATCAGGTGCAGGAGCTTCCGGCTGGCGCTGCTGTGCCGCCTTCAGTTCTCGCAATTCGCGGCGCAACTCTTGCACCACGCCGACAGGTACTGTCTGCGGTTCCGGCTCCTTCTCAGGCTCCGGGACTTGTTCGACTTCGGCGGGCGCTTCTGCCTGTTCCGGCTCCGGGATCTCCGGGGTTTCGACGGCTTCTGGCTCGGGTTGCTCGCCATTCAGGATTTGCTCAAGATCAGAATCTTGGTCAGACATGGTATCTCCATTACGTTGGATGATTGAACGAAACGCCCGTAACCTCGGCGGCAGGTTCGCCCTTCACACTCGGCGGCAGTGATATCGCCCGGATAGAAGCCCGGCGGCGGCTGTTACATCATCGTGGCTGCGAGCGGATAAACCGCAGCGGCCTCGGCTTGTAATTTCTGAGCCTGGGCGTGGGCCTTGTAGACCTCCGCCTCATTGCGCTGCGTCTTGGATTGTGTCTCGCCCAACGCTGCCTCTTTGCCCGCCATGTCGAGTTGTTCGGCGGGCGTGGGCTGCGTCTGCTGCATCATCTCAAGCAGCTTTTCCTTTTTCTTGCTCGGCAAGGTCGGATCTGCCTCGATCAACACGGCAGGCGGGATCGTCGGGCCATACTTCAGCAACGCCTCGAACACTTCACCCTCAAGGGTCACGCGATCGGGAACTTCTTCGAGCATGATATCCACGTCGATCTCAGACACGTTGTTCTGTGTCCCAACCTGCATCTGCAACCTGGGATCGTCAGGACGCAGGCCCATCTGCATGGCGATCTGCTGCACCTCTTCGGGCGGCATCTCACTTAGCTTCTCCATCAGCGTGATCGGGCGGTTCAAGCCGACGAAACGTGCGTTGGCATCGTCGTCAGTGACGCGCACCCACTTTTCCTCGCGCCAGAATTGCTTGATCCGCATCCAGATTTGCCGGTAAACTTCGCGGGTGAAATGGTGCAGCCGGTCATTGAGTGCAGCAATCTCGATCATGCCACCCTGTTGCCGGGCCAGCACAGCGCGCCCGCTGGTATTTTCGCCGGTTTCGCCTTCCAGTGCAGAGTTTGCCCCGAGAAGGTCGATCTCGTTCTTGGCCTCTTGCAGCAATGCCAAATGCGCAGACGTTTGATCGCCACGGGGGATGAGGTCGAACGGCTTCATGCCGACACGCGCCGCTTCCTCGAAGGCCTCGGTGTTGATCTCCACGTGACCGTCAGGCTTGGCCAGTTCGGCTTTCATTCCCGCCACGCTGTCGAACGCGCCCTTGATGCCGTAGGTCAGCAGGGACGTGCTGTTGTGCAGAGCCTTGGACCGGCGTTTGTTCACCTCGTCCTGTGGGTCAAACATATCGCGCACGATGCCGTAACGCTGGTTCATGCGGTCAACGTAGGCGCTGACCATAACTAACGGGCATTCGCTTTCGCCTTCCTCGTCAACGTAAGGGCTGTCGCCGCTGTCCAGCTTTGCGCCCTTGATGAACTTGCACCACTTCCATGTATTGTCTTCCCGATACCAGATCAGGATAACCCGAACCCGCTTGCGCTTCTGGTCAAACCAGATGTCACGGGGCCGGTCATCATATGTGTCATCGTTGACGCCGTACTGCGCTGAAATGCCTTCCCACTGACCCGGATAATCTCGGTCGAAGTCGTCCTGATCCATCCAAAGGACAGCACCCTTGTAACGGGCATCAGACATGTCGTGCTTGCGGCTGTGCGGATCGTAGAAGAGCCGGTCCCACGGATAGCCGTTGATGATAACGTCAACCTCGCCGCGCTTGTTTTGCTTGTGGATGACCTCGCAACCGCCGAACCCTTCGACAAGGAAGTTGTCGTAGACCTCAGAGCGGGTGTGGTCCCAATCCTCCTTGTCGCAGACGTAGCGGATGGCGTCGGTGATACTCTCGGCGTCCTGCTGGTGCTGTGGAGTGCGAGGGAATGCCTTCGGGTCAGTCCGCTGCTTGATCTCCAAGCCCTTGAGCCATTCGACCTTGCGGCGGATACGGTTGATGACCACGGGCGGCTGGCCACGCTTGCGCAGGGCTGCGACCTCATCCGCCGTTAGCTGCTTGCCGTCCACATAATCACGGGCGCGCTCGGACTCCTGCCGGGCGTCGACGGTGGAATCCTCCGACGCCTGAAACCAACCCTCAAGACGGGCTGTGTCGGTTTCGGCTTTGGATGCTTTGGGGGTCATGCTGTTTTCCAATTCACGCCCTCATCATCATTGCCAAAGTAGCTGCGGCGGGTCTGTCTCGGCTCGGGTTGCGGGGCGGTGACAAGTTTTCCGCGCCGGTGCAGCCCCTCACAGGCGTATCGCAGCGCGTCGATCAAGTGATTGTTCTTGTCCTCGATCACGGGCAGGATTTCCCCTGTGCGCGGATCGGTCTTGTAAGCGTAGCTGCGGAACTCTCGGACCGTGTTGACGCAGCGCGGGTTGATTATCACGTCCATGCCTTGCAGGAACGAAACGCCATCCTCGACGCTGCCCTTGCCCTTCTTTGCCGACCGGATCTTCGGGAAGCCGTGGCGGCGCACGTAGTCGATGGTTTCGGGGCGGGCGCTGTCGGATCGCATGGGCCAACGTGTCGCGTCGGTGACTTGGTTCAGCAGGCTTGGCAGGCCCTCCATAGGAACGCCCAGTTCGTAAGCCTCTGAGTCGATGTAGAGGACGCCATCGCGGGGGATGCAGCATCGCACTGCCGCTGTCTCGTCGTTGGCAAATCCCCAATCAGCGCCATAGAACCACACCACGTTATCTGGTGGCTCAATCTCGCCCTCCCGCCAGTTGCGGAATACCCGTGCTTCAGACAGGCCCCTGTATTGGCCTTCCCATACGTGAGCATATTTATCGGGGTCTCGCGCCTTGTCGCGCTCCATGTCGCCGCGCAGTTCTGGCGGGAACCATGGGTTATCGTTCCAGTTCACTTGCTTGACGATTGAACCGTCAGGTTGATCGGTGCGCAGAAGCACGTCGACCGGGTCGCTCTCGTTCTCGGGGTTCCAGCTAAACCACAACTCAGAGCCAGACTTACGAATGGTTGGTGTTAGCAGTTCGAGCGATTTGGCGCTGATAGTCTGCGCTTCCTCTACCCATGCAACGTCAAACCCTTCCAGCGATTTGATGCTGGCGGCTGTGTGGTTCTGCATGCCGCGAAAGATGATCTTGGAGCCGTTCAGCCCGGTAATCTCCGCGTCAGTGATGCGAAAGAAACCCGATAGCCCGTAGGCCTCGATTTTATCCTCAATCAGTTGCTTGACTGAATCCGCGATTGATCGTTGCACCTCGCGAACGCAGACAATGCGAAAGCCTGATATCTCGGCGCATTTGAGAACGCCCAGACCGCCGAAGCAATGCGACTTCCCCGATCCTCGACCACCATGCAAGCCCTTGAATCGTGCTGGCTTGAAGTAGTCGGCAAAGTAATCGGGAAACTCAATCAGCGGATTTGAAGCCAATGGATAAACTCAGCGGAATGCTGCCTCCGTCTGGCCCGCCAATCTCAGTCGTTGCTTTCGGCGTTCCA